AAAGGGGTTTAGTTATGACAAAACAATATGTTTAGATGAAACTTCTATTTATCTAAATATGAAACCATCTTTATGGAAGAAGTAAAACAGGTACAAGAGTAATAGATAAAACTTATAAGTATCCTTATAAAAGATATAACTTATTATTTGCTATTACTGCTAATAAAATAGTTGATTATGTATTATATAAAGACCTAAAAGGTGGATTAAAAACAACCAATATTATAGATTTTTATAACAATAGTATTAAAGATAAATATAAAAATTATTTAATTATTATGGATAACGCTGTTATACATAGGTCAAAAATAATAAGACAAATAATAGAAGAAAGTAATAATGATTTATTATATAGCGTACCATATCATCCAGAAACAAACGCAATAGAAGAATTTTTAGTCAATTAAAACATTATATCAAAAAAGAAAGTCCAAATACATACGAAGATATAGAAAGAGTAATAAAAGATATAACTACCAAAATAAAGCGAGAACATTTAACAAATTATCTAAAACATAGTTTTAAGATATATAAAAATAAATAATCTTGTCTCATTTTTCTTTTCGGTCGGTGTAATCATGGAGATAAAAATGATGAATATCCAGAACAATTAATGTCAGTAATGTATATTAAACCAAATGATTGTGTATTAGAAATTGGTGGAAATATTGGAAGGAATTCATGTGTAATTGGTAAATTATTAAGTGATAGTAGAAATTTATTAGTAGTTGAATCAGATCCAGAAAGTGTATATAAATTAGAAGAAAATTGAAAGTTCGGCAATATCTAATCATCCATTAATTCAAAATGGTTGGACAACAAAAAAATTAATATATAATGAAACTATTCCAAATGATTGGAAATTAGTAAATATTATATCATGGGGTGATTTGAAAAAAAAATATAATATGATATTTAATGTTTTAGTTGCCGATTGTGAAGGTGCTTTATATTTTAAAAGAAGAACCTACATTTTTAGATAATATAGAAACAATAATAATTGAAAATGATTTTACTGATATAAATCATAAGAATTTTGTTGATGAAAAATTTAGAAGATATAATTTTAATAATGTTTATACAAAGGAAGGAGGTTTTCAACCTTGCTTTAATAATTTTTATGAAGTTTGGACAAAAAAATGATTTAAAACATTATAATTAAATTATTAGTCTAAATGATTGAATATGATTTAAATGAACATAATTGCGATAATATTGATAATAAATTAATAATAAATGGCGAAGAATATGATTTAAATGAATATAAATTTGAAATAATGAATAAAAAAATATTCATAATGATTAAAGAATATGAAATTAAAAAAGAAGAATTATTAAGTATTGATTTAACTCATTCGCAAATTTTATATGCGTCTATTGATAATAAAGAAGTTCCATTGGCTTATAAAGCAATACTTGATAAAATATTAATAGAATTCACCGCAAAGAAATTAAAAGAAGTTTCATTATTTAAGCATACTATTAAAGATGGTAGATATTGTCAATCGGGATATTATTATTTAGAGAAAATAAATATATCATATCGCGGATTAAGAGCAAATCATATAAAAAAAGAAATATTAAATTTAATGGAATATTTACATGTTAAATTTGAAATTAAGATTAAATTAAAAAATGGTAAAATAGTTAAATTAAATATTCATAAATAATTCTTGCTTTTGTTTTTCCAATTCCATCAATTTTCGTTAAAATTTCTTCACCATTTTCTTTTAAATTCATCATTAATTCCATTAAGGTCGGGAATTCTTCTTTAATTTTTTTAGCAATTTCCTTTGATATTGAAGGAATTTGACTTAATTGAAGTAAATAACAATTATCTTTATCAATATTCATTTTCTTTTCTGTCTTAATTTTACATACATCTATATATTCTTTTTCTTCGATAATTCCTGTGAAATTCTCTGGTTTTTCAATCATTTTAACAGCTAATAATAATAGAAAGGTTGCGGTTTCTTCAACATCTTTCATAAATAAAACATTAATTCCATCTCTATAAATCGTATTATAATAAGCACTTGTTAATTTCTTTTGATTTTGATTTTTAATCTTACTTGAAATAATATTATCACCTTCAATTATATAAGTAATAGAACGAGCATTAGATGCCTTTAATCGCGCCTTTTGTTCTCTATAACGACCATCATTAATAGAAGCTAATAAATCATTCGTTGTTTTTCTTTCAAATATATATAAATTTCCATCAATAATTATTTGAATATCGCCAATATCTAATTGTTTATTTTGAATATTAATATTATCTTTATAAATGTCTAAATCTCTTTCACAAATATTTTTAAATAAATTCCGTTCTCTATTATCAATAATTATTTCAATCATATTAATAAATATTCCTCTAAAACTTAAATAATTTATGTTATTATTAATAAGATGGATACTAAAATATTATCAAAAATAGAAGAAATTCTAAAAATATTTAAAGAAAGAGATGATTATGAATTAGAATTTAAGTATGACGCGAAGATTACAAAAGATAAATTTAATAAAGTTATTGAATATTATAAAAAACAGAAATTAAAAATAGTAGAAGCTACGACATTAGATATTATATTTGAAAATAAGAAAATTAATTATCGTATAACAATTGATGATAATCAAATTTCTAAATATTCAACGACTAATAAAATTTCAAATGATATGATTAAGGAATTTTTAGTAAAACAGAAAATTAATGATTATAAACCTCTTCAAATAAAATCTCATAATCTTAAATTAAATTTAAAAGAAGAGAGAGCAGTTGATGACAAAGATTTAATTAAATCATTATTATCTATATTATCTCGTTCTTTAAAAGGTTTTAGATATAAGAAACGAATTTCATTTATTTCTAAGAATTATAGAATTGATTTAACTATCGTCAGGGATTATAATAATGCTAATCCAAAATCATTCGTATCTAATAAATCATTTTCAATTAATGACATTCTTAAAGAAGAAAATTATGAAATTGAAATAGAAGCGATTAAAAATGAGAAGATAACAGCATTAGAATTCTCTAAAATAGGTATGAAAATATATGATTTAATTAATGAAGAAGATGTAGATGATAAACCAATACTACCAGAAGAAGAAGCACATACAGACATGAGATGGATGCTTCCAAATCGTATAGGATATGGAGAAAACATCTTTAAGAATTTTAGACCTGAGAAATATCAACAGAAGAGCAAAATGGAGTGTGAATGTAAAGATGAGGTTTGCGATGTAGCCGATAAATCAATATCTCTATTTCCTCAACAAAGACTTATAAAAGATTATATTCAAATAGATAGTCCATTTAGAGGTGCTCTTTTATATCACGAATTAGGCTCAGGTAAATCAGGAGCTTCAATTGCCGCCGCCGAAGGATATATAAATAAAAAGAAGATGTTTGTTTTAAGTCCCGCTTCATTAGCTGTTAATTATGAGAATGAGATATTAAAGATAAGTTCTATTGGTCTCAATCTTAAAAAGGATTGGTTTTTAGTGAAGGTTGTTAAGACTAATAAACAGGCGATGGATATTCTTCTACAAAAATATGCGATTGATAAAGCAATAATTAAAAAAGATGGATTAGTTTGGATACCATTATATGAAAATGATATTCCTAATGCTACGATTATGAAAGAAAAACCAACATTAGATGATAAACCGATGATAAGTCAAATGATTTCGCATATCATAAGAAATCGCTATACATTCATTAGTTATAATGGATTAACAGCAAATCTCATAAAAACTCTTGGAACATCTCCTTTTGATAATTCATTTGTAATTATAGATGAGGTTCATAATTTTTCAAGTAGAATTGTGAATGGTAGTAAATTAGCAAGAGATATATATATAAGATTGATGAATGCGAAAGATTGTCGTATCATTCTTCTATCAGGAACTCCTATAATTAATAATCCTTATGAGATATCAACTGTTGTAAATCTCATAAGAGGTTATATGAATGTTTATGAATTTCCATTTACGAAGATGACAGAACAAGGGTTTATAAAACAGATGGAAAATGATGGTTTAATGGATATCATAGATGAATTTGGGATAGACCAAGAAAATTCTAAAATTCTTCTATCACTTCTTCCAAGAGGTTATAAGAGAGATAAGGAGACGAATTTGATAAGTAAGAAAATTTGGGGAATAGATGAAAAGAAGGCAATAGAACAAATATCCAAATCTTTAAAAATAAAGACAAAACCTGATATGAATATTTATTCGGCACTTCCAAATACACGTGAGGAATTTAATTCAACATTTCTTGATTTTAGCGATGAGGAAAATCCAAAAACTAAAAATGAAGATTTATTTATGCGTAGAGTTCTTGGAACATTAAGTTATTATAGTATTAGTGGTAGTGAATTATTTCCCAAAAGATTAGAAGATATTACGAGATATTTATATATGACTGATACACAATTCAAGAAATATACGGATGTAAGAGCAATTGAAAGGAAGATGGATAATGCTAAGAAAGGAAAAGGTGGTGTTTTTGATGATAAGAGCTCTGTTTATCGTGCTTTTAGTCGTATGGTTTGTAATTTCGCGTTTCCAGAAGAGATTGAGCGCGTATATCCTAATGATATTAAAAAGGCGATTAAAAAAGAAATAGATGAAGATGCGAATTCTAACGCGAGTATAGAAAGTGATATAATCATTAAAGAAGAACCGAAAGCATTCGAGGTGTATGAGACGAAACTCAAATTAGCAATTCAGCAATTATTAGATAAACAATATTTAACTTATGAGAATACGAAGAAGGAATTTAGTCCAAAATTTTCAGCGATGTTAGATGATATGAATAATACTACTGGAAGTTGTTTAGTATATTCACAATTTAGATCCGTTGAAGGTCTTGGATTATTCACCGAATTCTTAAATATGAATGGATATAAACAAGTTGATTTAAAGAAGGTGGATGGCGAATTTTATTTAACGGATGATGATATATTTGAAGAAAGATATGATAATAAGAGATATGTGATATTCGACCAAGATAGGGAGAAGACGAAATATCTAATGAATTTATTTAATGGTGATTTTAAAAATCTTCCAAATGAAGTTATTAAAGCACTTCCAGATGATTTAAATCAATTATATGGAAAATTAGTAAAATTATTTTGTATTACGGCGAGTGGTGCCGAAGGTATATCCTTAAAAAATGTAAGAGCGGTTTTAATAACAGAACCTTATTGGAATAATATTCGTATAGATCAGGTTATAGGTCGTGCTATTCGTTCATGTTCCCATGAAAGTCTTCCATTAAAAGATAGGAATGTGGTAGTATATAGATATATCATGAGATTTACGAAAAAACAATTAGAGAAGGATTATTCAATACAAACATTAGATAAGGGAATTACAACAGATGAACATATATTATTAATGGCTAATAAAAAGATGGCGATTGTAAATCAATTCTTGAAGATGTTAAAGGCGAGTTCATTTGATTGTATTATAAATTCTTATCAAAATAAACCATTAGAGAATGATTATAAATGTTATTCATGGGCATTAGGAGTAGATAAGAATGATTTATCTTTCACATCAAATATAAAAGATGATTTTAAGATAATGAAACATAGGAAATTTCAATTACCAAGGAAAAATAAAGGAAGAGTTGTTAGTAAGAAGGGAGTTAAATATGTAGAATTAAATGGGAAAATATATAATTATTATAGTTATATAAATGCTGGTATATTGATACAGGAAGAAATATAAACAATAATAATTTAATATAATTAGAGATGATTTGTAAATATAGACATATAAATTCATGTTTTCCATGTAATTTTAAATGTAAAAATGATTATTGTAAATTACATATAAATAATCGTAATTATATTTATGAGATTATTTATAATGCTATTGGATTATCACCTATTAAAACTACAAATGATATTTATAGAATTTTCAAATATATATATGATAATCCAATATTAACGAAGGAATTAATATTCAAGAAACTTATTTCAACAATTATAAACAAGAAACAGATATTAATATATTTATATTCATCTTATAAATTAGATGATATATATAAAATCAATTATAATACATATATGATTATTAAAAATCATGAAGATAAAATAAAGATAATAAAGAGGAATATTGAAAAGTTTTTAATAAGAAATCATATTTATAAAGATGGATTGAAAATTAATAATGATAATGATCCATTTACATTTGATAATATAAATGAAGTAAAAAAGAATGAAAGGTTTATATATAATGATGGTTCAACAACTTATTTTTTTAAGGCAATAGAATTAAAATATTTCATTGAAACGAATGGAAATTGGAACCCATATACGAAGAAGCCAATAGACGTAGAAATAATTAGAAAATTGAATTTATTTATAAAATTTAATAATTTGGCTCATAAGAATAAGAATGATTGGTTATCAGTTAATCAAGCTTTCACGGATGTTTCGCAAGTATTAGAAAAGATGGGATTTTATAATAATAGTGAATGGTTTTTAAAATTAATTCCAAAACAGATAAAAAGTATCATTCATCTTTTTAAAGTTATGTCATCATCTACAAACGAATTTTTTATAAATATAGATGATAATAATATTTATTATGATTTTGCGAAAGAGATTATTAGATTATTCGAGGATGGTAATTCGAATTTCCTCGCATGTTGTATATTTATGAAAGCTATATCGGTATATAGTAGCGATTTTTATAATAGTCTGCCGAATTGGATAGCGGATATAGAAACGCCATTAATAATAATAGATAATTCAAATTTATTTTATATATTATGGAATAATTAAATATGAAAGAAGAAAAAAAAGAGGATTTTTATTATTCTATGAAATTAAGAACATCTATTATAGGTTTCCTATTATTCTTAATTCTTTCTTCTCAATTATCATATCAAATTCTTCAAACCATTTTTATATCTTTTAATAATAATCAATGGATTATTATTGATGAAAAAAATAAACCTACATTTATTTCTAAAATAATTATGGCTTTTATAATAGCTCTTATTTTATTTATTTTTTAGCTCCTCTTCCCTTTTTCTTCTCGGTAATAGGAGTATTAACTACTTCTTCTTCATGAATATCTTCATCACTATTTACTACCTTAGTATCATCCAATTTATTAACTACGTCAATTTCTTCTTCCTCCTCTTCTTCATCATCTTCCTTATTCTTTTCAGTATCACTATCTTCGATGAAATTAATTGAATTATTAACTGAACATTTGAATTTACCAGCGTTAAGCTTCCATGTACATCCAAACTTACCACCAGCAAACCAGATACTATTAAGTTCTACAATTAGTTGCGCCTTACCACTTTTCATTTTTTCAGCAATTTCACTAAAATCAATGACTTCATTATCATCCATATTAAAACTCTGGAAATTAAACTTATCATTCACACTATCATAAGGAAGTTTGAAATTAACTGTTGGCGGATACTTTCCAATAACTTTTCCAGTATTTTTATCCTTATCAATCTTGATAATCGGTGAAAACAGACGAGAAACAAACGCCTTATTTCCATCAAAATCATCCTTAAACCATGGTTCTCTGTTCTCAAATGCGTCATTAATAATCTTTGCTTCAATATCTTTCATCTTATTCAGGAAAACTTCAATCTTGGGATTTTCATCTTGACCCTTGAAAGAAAGTGTCAAATTATATTTCTTATCCTTCTTTTCTTTCTTATCTGCTTCAAATCCCTCGCTAACTCCATAAGGAAGAAACATAACAGGAGTTTGAATTCTCAATTTACTCGAACCATAATTAATATAAACAGCTTTTGCGCCAGAAGCAAGTGTTCTAACCTCTGAGTATTTGAAATTATTAACATTAATATCCTTGGGGGCAATAGGTGAAGACATAAAGAGACTTGAATTAATATATAAATTATTTCTTTAAATGAAAATCATTTTTTTTAAATAAAAATTGATTTAGAAATTAATTATTATATTTATCTATGAATAATAAACACGAAGTTAGAAATCGGCTGGTAAATCTTCTTCAAACCGAACTTCCATTATCAGAATTAGAAGCAAAAGACCTTGAAATAGGAATATTTAATGCTTCTATTGATTATGCGAATTCTCTAAAAATCCCATTATCTTGGAATTGCGATTTATTTGCCGATACTTATATAAATATTGCTATTTCTATTTATTCAAATTTAGATAAGAATTCATATATTAAAAATGAAAAACTCATAACACGTCTTAAAAATAGGGAATTTCTTCCACATAAGCTCCCTTATATGTCAGCAGAAGATATGTTCCCTGAAATCTGGAAAGATATCATAGAAAAACAGAAGAAGATGATTAAAGGAGCTTATGAGATTAAACAAACAGCGATGACAGACGCTATTAAATGTGGTAAATGTAAGCAGAATAAAATTACTTATTATGAATTACAAACAAGAAGTGGCGATGAAGCAATGACCCAATATTATACGTGTATTTGTTGTGGTCATAAATGGAAACATTAGATTTTTTTTTCTAAAATTAAGTTAAGAATGATTTTTTTTTCTAATAATTTTATTTATAATATATATCATAACTAAATTTAAAATAAATAAAATATCAAAAGTATTTGTTATAAATCTCGAAAAAAGAAAAGAAAGATTAGAATTTTTCTCTAAACATTATAATTTAGATATTCCTTTTGAAATTTTTAATGCGGTAGATGGTTCATTTATAGATATCAAATCACTTATATCTAATAATATGATTGGAAATATAGGAATAAATAGTATCCAAAATAAAAAAAGGAAATATCATTATGAATTAACTAATATTAATGCTGTTGGATGTTTTTTAAGTCATTATTATTTATGGAAGAAATTATTAAATACACATGGAGATATATTTTTAATATTTGAAGATGATACTATTTTTAATATGATAAGTATAAATGAAATTAATTATCGTATTTCACAACTACCTTATAATTGGGATATATATTTATTAAGTAATAATAAATATTGTTATGTAAAGGAAATTATTAATAAGAATTTATTCAAAATTAAAAGATTTTTCTTAACAAATGCTTATATTATTAATAAAAAAGCGATAAAAAAAATATTAAAAACCGATACAATATTTCCAATTAATCAGCAGATAGACAGTTATTTAAGTGAATTAGCACAAGATTTTAAATTAAATATATATATACA